CACCTGATGCTTTCGTTGATGGCATCATGGAAGGTAAAGAGTGGGTCTGGGATGGAGGCATTCTCCGCGAAAGACTTGCAGAAAAAACATATAAAAAGATTAACACCTTAGTTGATCAAAATAAACTAGAAGAGAATAAGTTAAACTTATTCCAAAACTTCTTATCAAATCTATAAATTATAAATAAGTATAGATTTTCACAAATAGATCTAACATTCGGAGAGTTCAAATGTCCGCTAATTTACAAGAAATGGAAAACGTCGTGAAAAAAGGCGCGGCTGCTGGTGATCCTATGGTCGCTGGTGGTGCTCAGGTCGAAGATCTTGGTGGTCCTACCCCCGAGAACTACAGACCCGACGACGATTCTGCAAAACTAAAAGATCCTGGTGCATCTTTAGGTAGAGCACCCGTTCCTACTGCTAAAGGCGCAACTGCCAAAGAAGAAGTAGAAACCCAAGAAGAAACCATCGAAGAAGTCAGCGTCGAAGAGGACGTTGCTGCTCTATTCGCTGGCGAAGAACTCTCCGAAGAGTTCCAAGAAAAAGCAAAGACTGTTTTTGAAGCTGCTGTACACATGCGTGTAGAGCAAGCTAAAGCAAAAATCGCTGAAGAATCAGAAGCAGCTCTTACAGAACAACTAGAAGGCATGAAGTCCGAACTAGTTGAAAGAGTCGATGCATATCTTGAGTATGTTGCTCAAGAATGGGTCGAAGAAAATGCACTTCAGATCGAGCAAGGTCTGAAGACTGAGATGACCGAATCATTCCTCGAAGGAATGAAGAGTCTTTTTGAAGATCATTATGTATCCATCCCTGAAGATAAATATGATGTTGTTGAGAATATGGTAGAAAAACTTGATGACATGGAGACCAAGCTCAACGAGCAAATCGAGAGAAATATCCAACTGAACCGCAGACTTGGAGAAACCACTGCTGAAGGTATCTTCGCATCCGTTTCCGAAGGTCTTGCACTAACACAGAAGGAGAAACTCGCTTCTCTAGCAGAAGGTGTTGAGTTTGAGGGTGAAGAATCTTACCGTGAAAAGTTAACGACTCTAAGAGAGTCATACTTCCCAACAGAAGGTGTCGTTGCTGACACTTCAGAAACACTATCTGAGGGTGTAGGCAGTGGTCCAGACTATACTGGTTCAATGTCTCGCTACTTAGATACTCTCTCCAGAATTAAGTGATCGTTAACATAGATCATTTTTGTAAAACCTTAAACTAACTCCCAAGAAATGTACAACAATCCCCAACTAATGGAGAAGTGGGCTCCACTTCTAGACTACGAAGGTTGCGATTCCATTAAGGACAACCACCGTCGTGCAGTCACCGCCCAACTCCTTGAAAACCAAGAGCGTTTTCTAAACGAAGAGCGTGCTTTCTCTGAAGGTTACGATCTATCTGAAGCAACCCCTACCAACTCCTTCTCTACTGGTGGTGGTGGAAGATTCAGCGGTACTAGCGGCACTGACAGCGGTTCACCCACTGGTGGTTTCGATCCCGTACTAATCAGCCTCATCCGTCGCTCCATGCCCAACTTGGTCGCTTATGACCTCGCTGGTGTGCAGCCCATGAACGGTCCTACTGGACTAATCTTCGCAATGCGTTCTCGCTATGAGAACATGACTGGAACCGAAGCTCTATTCAACGAGCCCGATTCCGCATTCTCCGCTCAGACCTCCAACTATGCCGCCACTCAGGGCGACTACACTGGCGGTTCTGACAGCGGCGGTAGCGTTGGTTTCGGTACTACCTTACAGCGTGGTTCCAATCCTGGCGTTCTCGATCCTAACGCTGCTCCCAGCACCTACAGCGTAGGTCAGGGTATGGATGTCACTGATTCTGAAGCCCTAGGCGACGGATCAACCGACTTCAACCAGATGGCATTCTCAATCGAGAAAGTCACTGTAACCGCTAAGTCCAGAGCACTCAAAGCAGAGTACTCCCTAGAACTAGCACAAGACCTCAAGGCAATCCATGGTCTAAACGCCGAGGCTGAACTCGCCAACATTCTCTCCACTGAGATCATGGCTGAGATCAACCGCGAAGTTATCAGAACCATCTACAAGTCTGCTGAGGCTGGTGCTCAACTCAACACTGCTACCGCTGGTCAGTTTGACCTAGACATCGACTCTAACGGTCGCTGGAGCGTTGAGAAGTTCAAGGGTCTACTATTCCAGATCGAGCGCGATGCTAACCAGATCGCACAAAGAACTCGTCGTGGAAAGGGTAACATCATCCTAACTTCCGCTGATGTTGCTTCTGCTCTAACCATGGCTGGTGTACTTGATTACACCCCTGCCCTTAACGCCAACCTTAACGTTGACGATGCTGGCAACACCTTTGCTGGTACTATCAACGGTAAGTATCGCGTCTACATCGATCCCTTCGCTTCCAACAACTCTGCACTCCAGTACTACGTTGTTGGTTATAAGGGTTCCTCACCTTATGACGCTGGTCTATTCTACTGCCCCTACGTACCTCTCCAGATGGTCCGTGCCGTTGGTCAGGACACCTTCCAGCCCAAGATCGGATTCAAGACTCGCTACGGCATGGTCGCTAATCCCTTCGCTGAAGGCACTACTGCTGCTGTCGGCGCTATCAAGGCTGGCACCAACCGCTACTATCGTCGCGTTTCCGTCAAGAACCTCATGTGATATCGGTTCACATATTTCAAGGGACCTTCGGGTCCCTTTTTTTATGCTATACTGAGATCATGAACACACCTAACTGGCAACACCATTCCAAAAAGGATCAAAAAAGAAAACTCAAACCTCAAGCATTGCGACAAGCAAAGGCTCGTCGTCAAGCACTCAAAAAGCGTCTCCAAAATGGGGGCGCTTCTTTTATGTCTATTTCTGTCTAAATACAAATAAAACTCCTAATGACCGTATCACAGTATAGAAATCAGATTCAGAATAGGAATTTTTTGACTCCTGGTGGTTTTGAGTTTACCATTGAAAAGAATCCAAAGATAAATTTCTTTTGCCAGACTGCAAATATTCCTGAAATCTCTCTGAATACTGCAGTTCAACCATCATATCTAAAGAATATTGATGTTCCTGGAGATCAATTACAATATTCTGATTTTACGATGTCATTTCTCGTAGATGAAGATTTTGAAAACTATATGGCTGTCCACAACTGGATGACTGGACTTGGATTTCCAAAAACTCCTCAGCAGTTTAAAGATCTTACAACAGATTCTGATGGTCTCAGAGATCCACAAGAACAGTTTTCGGATGGAACTCTAGTTGTTCTAAACAGCAATTTCAAACCTAATTTTAAAATTAATTTCCAAGACCTATTTCCAGTCAGTTTGACGGGACTTGAATTTGATAGTAAACTACAGAGTGAGGAATACTTTACAGCTCAGGTGGTTTTCAAGTATACTCTATACGAAGTGACTAATTTACGTGGAACTAATTTATGAATCTTGATGACATCCAGAAGATGTGGACTCGTGATTCTGAAATCGACAAAGACGATTTAGCAAATGAATCACTGAAAACTTCACAACTTCATGCGAAATATTATGAACTGTACAATACAACTTTACTGCTAAGGGAGAGGGCTAAAGAAACATATAATAGAGTTTATCTGGAGAGACATGTCTTTTACACTGGAAAGGCTGATCCAGATGTATATGAGGAGGAACCTTTTCCATACAAAGTTAGAGATAAAGAAGCACTGACAAGATATATGTCGGCTGACGGAAAAGTAAGTCAAGTTGATCTAAAGATTAAATACTATGATACAATGCTTCGTTATTTGGAAGAAATCATCAAGTCTTTATCGAATAGAAATTATGCAATCAAAAATGCAATCGATTGGATGAAGTTTCAAGCAGGTATGTAATGGATAAAAACTACGATAGTAATTGGCAAGACGATTTACCATTTGTGTCTCTAGAATTAGACATTACAGATACGTATGCTGTATATAAGTCAATTTGCTTTCATTTGGAGAAATGGCCTGGAGGAGATCCTTACGAGCAAGAAAGATTGGTAATGCTTAAGGATTTCTTTTATAGAATGGTTTTAGAATATAAGTTTCAAGTAGACGACTAAATATTTT